CAATCTACAACTCAGTAGGTACACCAGGTACTACACCATCAACTTCATTGGTATTGTTGCAAGCTCAACAAAAACTAAACGAAGGTGCTGCTGTAATGTCACCACGTTACGCTACTGTTAACCCTGCTGCTAACGCTGGCTTGGTTGAAGGTATGAAAGGTTTGTTTAACCCAACTGACACAGTTTCACGTCAATTCAAAAACGGTATGATGGGTATGGGCGTATTGGGCTTTGAAGAAGTTAACATGTCTCAATCAATCAAACAACACACTACTGGTGCATGGGGTACAGCAATCACAGTTACTTCAACAATTACTGCTGAAGGTACAAGCTCTATCGGTTTGAGCTTCACAGGTTCAAGCAAAACATGGAACGTAGGCGACATCTTTACAATCGCTAACGTTTATGCAGTTAACCCACAAACACGTGAAACAACTGGTTCATTGCAACAATTCACAGTAACTGCTGCTGCAACAGGTTCTTCAACAACAACAGTTTCTGTTTCACCAGCAATCTATACTCCTAACAACGCATTGGCAACTGTAGACAGTTTCCCAGTAGCAGGCGCTGTGGTAACTATGTTCGGTGCAGCTTCAACACAATACGCACAAAACTTGGTTTACCATAAAGATGCAATCACTTTTGCAACTGCTGACTTGTTGTTACCACAAGGCGTAGACATGGCTTCACGTCAAGTACACAATGGCATCTCACTACGTGTTGTTCGTCAATATGACATCAACAACGATCGTTTGCCTTGCCGTATTGACGTTCTATATGGCTTTGCTACAATTCGTCCTCAAATGGCTACCCGTATTTGGGGATAGTCTAGGTAAGCCCCACTTCGGTGGGGTTTCAACATTATATTAGTAAAGGAAATTATCATGGCTCTTCCAAATGGTGCAGGTGGTTATCAATTAGGTGACGGTAACTTAGGCGAACTTGTTTTAGGTTATCAAGCAGCTCCGTTATCTGTAGCAGCAACAGCTACATTAACAGCAGCTCAAGTTACAGCAGGTATTTTGTTAGTTGGTTCAGGTGCTACTGCTGCTCAAACATACACATTGCCTTCAGCAGCTTTAATTGAAGCAGTTGTTAGCTCAGCTAAAGTTGGTTCAACTTTTGATTTAAGCATTGTTAACTTAGGTACATCTTCAGGTACAGGCGCGTTAGCATTAGGTTCAGGTACAGGCTTTTCTGATGGCGGTAACGCTACAGTAGCTTTGGCAATTACATCAAGCGGTCTATTCCGTTTCCGTAAAACTGCTGAAAACGCTTACTCTGTATACCGCGTAGGTTAATGTAATAACTCCACCCTTCGGGGTGGATTTTTAATAAAGGAAATATTATGCCAAATACCAAACCAGTAGGCGTAGCCTATTCAGACCCTGAGCTATCAGGCGCTACAATTAATAATTCGCCAATTGGCGCAACAACACCTAACACTATCGTAGGTACGACTGTGTATTCTGCACTAGAAATTGGTTATTCAGCAGACGCACAAGGTTCAGCTACGCAAGCCGCCACTTCTGGCAAATCAACAGCAGTAACGTTAAATAAATCTGCAGGTCAAATTACAATGAACAATGCAGCATTGAACGCCAATACTAGCGTTTCATTTACATTAAATAACAATATACTTAGCGCAAAAGACACTATTATTCTTAACATTGGTGGCGGTCAAGCAACAGCAAACACCTACAATGCTTGGATTGATAGCTTAACTGCAGGTTCTGCGGTAGTAACATTACGTAACGTTAGCGGTGGTTCTTTATCTGAAGCTATCGTACTTAACTTTGCAATTATTCACAATGCACCATAAAAATAGGGGCTTCGGCCCTTATTTACAGGATAAAAAATGGCTATTACTTATTTGAAACACGAAATACACGGCACTAAAATTGCCTATATGGAAGCAGAAGTAGAAGCAGATGCACAAAACGGCTGGATAGAGTATAATCCTGATACGCCTGCTGAACCGACAGTAGTTGCGGCTCCCGTCAATGAACTGGAAGTTAAACGACGTAGAAAAGAATAAGGAGCCTTAATATGGCAACGGCTGGCGATCAAATTAATGGAGCGTTACGATTACTTGGCATTTTAGCCGAAGGCGAAACTCCATCTGCAGAAACATCACAAGATGCGTTGACTGCATTAAACCAAATGATAGATAGCTGGAATACAGAACGTCTAGCCGTATACAGTACGCAAGACCAAGTATTCTCATGGCCCCCTAACGTATTATCAAGAACATTAGGCCCTACAGGTGACTTTGTAGGCAATCGTCCGATATTGCTAGAAGATTCAACATACTTTAAAGACCCGTCAAACGGCATCTCTTTTGGTATCAAGTTTATCAACCAACAACAATACAATGGTATTGCAGTTAAGACTGTGACATCTACTTACCCACAAGTTATTTGGGTAAACATGGATCACCCTAACATTGAAATGTATATCTACCCAAAACCGACTAAGGTATTGGAATGGCATTTTGTATCAGTTCAAACGCTATCACAACCAGCTACGTTAGCGACAGAACTATACTTTCCGCCAGGTTACTTACGTGCGTTTAAATATAATTTAGCTTGCGAGATAGCACCTGAGTTTGGCGTAGAGCCAAGCGCACAAGTATCACGCATTGCAATGGCATCTAAACGTAACTTGAAACGTATCAACAATCCTGACGATATTATGAGCTTGCCGTACAGCATTGTAGGCACTCGTCAACGCTACAACATTTTTGCTGGTAACTATTAAGGATTAATATGACTTCAGTAACCATACTACAATTACCTGCAGCTACTTCTGCTACAGGCGCGGATAAAATGCCTTTTGTGCAAAGTAGCGTAACTAAACAAATTTCCGTTGACGACTTATGTAAAAACAGGACTTTTGTTGCTCCCGCATTAGGTACTCCAGCTTCAGGTACTCTAACTAATTGTACAGGGCTACCCGTATCTACTGGCGTTTCAGGTTTAGGATTGGGTGTTGCAACATTCTTAGCAACGCCATCTAGCACCAATTTAGCCGCCGCTGTGACAGGTGAGACAGGTTCAGGCGCATTAGTGTTTGCTACTAGCCCTACGTTAGTTACGCCAATATTAGGTACTCCAGCTTCAGGTACGCTAACTAATTGTACGGGATTACCCGTATCTACGGGTGTTAGTGGATTAGGCACTAACGTTGCAACTTTTTTAACAACGCCAACTTCAGCTAATTTAATTGCAGTTGTATCAGATGAGACAGGTTCAGGCGCATTAGTGTTTGGAACTGCACCTACTTTAGCTAATCCAGTCGTTACTGGTGGGTCTATTAACAACACTCCTATAGGCTCAACTACAGCAAATACAGGTAAATTTACTACGTTATCAATTAGCATTGTAACTAACACAGCCGCTACATATTCGGTATTAGCGACTGATCATACGATTATACAAACTACATCCGCATCAACATATACGCTTCCTACGCCATCTAGCTTTACAGGTAGACAACTTCATGTTGTCACTCAATTTGCAGGTGCTGTAATTTCAGCATCTTCAAATGTAGTACCTATTGCTGGCGGTTCAGCAGGTACAGCTATTTTAGCTGCTACAGCAGGTAAATGGGCTACATTAGTAAGTAATGGTACAAACTGGATTATTGTAGCGAGCAACTAATGAAATCACCAATCTTAGGCCAGTCTTATGTAGCACGAAGCGTTAATGCTGCGGATAACCGCATGATTAATCTATTTCCTGAAGCTACGCCTGAGAACGGCTTAGAGATAGGCTATCTTAATCGTGCGCCTGGGCTAACAACATTATGCACCGTAGGTACAGGCCCTATTAGAGGCTTGTGGGCGCATCAATCAAATGGTACAGATGCGTACTGCGTATCGGGTACAGGATTTTATCGCATTAATACAGACTACACATCACAATATATTGGTGAAGTGTTAGGCTCAGGCCCAGTCACATTTGCTGACAACGGTACACAGATATTTATTGCCGCTAATCCATTAGGTTACATTTACAACGAAGTAACAGATGTGTTTGCTAAGATTACCGATCCTGACTTCACAGGCGCAGGGACAGTATGCTATTTAGATGGTTACTTTGTCTACAACGAGCCTGACAGTCAAAAAATTTGGATTACTCAGCTTCTTGACGGCACGTCAGTAGACCCATTAGACTTTGCTAGTGCTGAAGGCTCACCTGACGGTGTAGTAGCCGTTAACACTATCCATCGTGAACTATGGGTGTTTGGTACAGATACAACTGAAGTGTGGTACGACTCAGGCGCAACAGACTTTCCGTTAATCCCTATTCAAGGTGCGTTTAACGAAACAGGCTGTATTGCGGCCTATTCCGTAGCCAAGCTAGATAACTCTCTTTTTTGGCTAGGTAACGACCCTCGTGGGTTTGGCGTTATTTTTAGGTCTAATGGTTACGCAGCGCAACGCGTATCAACACATGCAGTAGAGTATGCAATACAGAACTACGGCACTATATCAGACGCTGTAGCATACACATACCAACAAGAAGGGCATGCCTTCTATGTGATTAGTTTTCCTACCGCTAACGCCACATGGGTGTATGACGTAGCGACAGGATCATGGCACGAACGTGCTAGCTTAGTTAATGGCGAGTTTGCTCGTCATCGTTCAAACTGTCAATGTAATTTCCAATCAACAACATTAGTTGGCGATTACGTAAACGGTAACATTTATAAATTTGATTTAGATGTGTATGCAGACAATGGCGAACCACAAAAATGGTTACGTTCTTGGAGAGCGTTACCTAGCGGTCAAAACAATTTAAAACGAACTGCACAACATAGCCTTCAATTAGAAGCTGAAACAGGGGTAGGTCTTAATGGCATAGACCCATTAGACCCACTAGAAGGATTATTAACTACTGAATCAGGAAGTTTTATTACTACTGAGTCAGGCGAAGATTTACTAGTAACTGTAGCTACAGTAGAAGGTGCAAACCCTCGCGTAATGTTACGATGGGCTGATGATGGCGGTCATACTTGGTCTAATGAACATTGGACTAGCATGGGGCGTATAGGCCAATATGGATATCGTACTATTTGGCGTCGTCTAGGAATGACACAAAAGCTACGTGATCGCGTGTATGAAGTGTCTGGAACTGATCCTGTTAAGATAGCTATTATGGGTGCGGAGTTAATCCTAAATGGCACAAACGCTTAACTACACCCGTATACCTGCACCTAGAGTTTCACTTGTCGATCCGCAGACAGGTATAGTATCAAACGAATGGTTTAGGTTTTTTAATAATATTTACGCAATTACGTACTCAGGGACTAACACAGTTACACCAGGCACGTATGGCTCTGCTACAAATGTAGCACAAGTAACAGTAAATGATTTTGGCGGTATTACAAACATAAATAATGTACCAATAGCAATTAATGCTAGCCAAGTAGTGACAGGTACATTTAATGGGTTAGGTTTTAATAATGGTACAATTAGCAGTTCTGCAATTAGTAGCTCTGCAATTAACAGTTCTGCAATTAACAGTTCTGCTATAGGTAACGTAACTCCTTCAACGGGAACGTTTACTACAGCTACTGCATCAAATTATGTAGGCATATCAGGGGGAGTGTTTTAATGGCTCAAACAGGATTTACACCAATACAAATATATCGTAGCTCGACAGCTAGTGCTGCACCTACCTCAGGCAACCTTGTCGCTGGTGAATTAGCTATTAATACAGCTGACGGCAAACTGTTCTACCTTGATAACCTTAACGCCGTTCAAGTGATTGGCTGGAAGCTAGTCCCTGTATCTGCGGGCGGTACAGGCGTTACTACAAGCACAGGCACAGGTAGTGTTGTATTAAGTAATGCTCCAAGTTTAACAGGCGCAGTAATCATAGGTGGCACGACAGATACTGCTACGTTGACATTAGGAAGAAGCACAGCATCACAAACAGTCAACATTGCTACAGGTGCAACTGATAGTGCAGAAATAAAAACTGTAAATATTGCAACAAATAGCCCTTCTGCGGGTACAACTGTAAATATAGGTTCAGGTGTTCCAGAAAGTTATATATTGCTTGCTGGTCAGTCAAATCATAATTATTATTCATTCTTCCAAGCAGGATTTGGACAAGAGCCTATTCTTGTAAATGATTTGCCCACCAGCGATTTTGCTGTAAAAGGGGATAGAAATTTCGTAAGCAATGCAAATAGCCCAAGAGTAGGTTCACAGGTTACAAGTGGCGGCACAAACACAGCAACACCAGTATTTTATGATGGCACAAATTGGATATGTGATAGTGGATTAGGAGCAACAACAGGCACAGGTAGCGTTGTATTATCAACAAATCCTACAATTAGTGATGGTGCAACAATTCAAAATACATCACAAGCAATTAACATTGGCACTACACAATCAACTGGCGCAGTAACTGTTGGCGGTACAAGTGCTACAGGGGCATTAACTTTAGGTCAATCTACAGGCGCACAGACAGTAAACATTGCTACAGGAAACAATACGACAACTGCCAAATCGGTCAACATAGGCACGGGCGGTTCAGGTTCATCAGCTACTACTATTGAAATTGGCACAGCTACAGGTGGCGCAACAACTGTTAGAGGTGGATTTACAACAGTTATAACAACACAAAGCAATGAAATAGGCTTAAGTCAAACTACAGGAGCAATTAGTATTGGTGGCACGGCAGGAACAGGGGCAATTGCACTTGGCAGAAGCACAGGGGCGCAATCAGTATCTATTTCAGGCGGTGCAACCACTTCAGGCACTACAAAAACTGTAAGTATCGGAACAGGTGGGTTAGCAGGCTCAACAACCACTATTAATATGGGTGCTACAGCATCCGCAGTTACAGTAACAATAAGAGGGCTTATTAACGTAAGAGTTTACACAGTAGCAACATTGCCAGCAGGTATTGCAGGTTCAAGGGCTTTTGTATCAGATGCTTTAGCACCTGTATTTGGCTCAATCGTTGCTAGCGGTGGTGCAGTAAATGTTCCTGTGTATCACGATGGCACAAATTGGAGAGTAGGATAATGGCACTATTAAAATCAATAAACACAGCATTTGGAATTGATGCAACTTATTGGAATATCTTTTCTATTACAGAGGACTTTAAGAATAAAAATCTTGAGGTTGTTATTAATGGCTATGTAAGTAAAAAAGTGCGTGATGAGAATCACAATCCAGTTGCATGGCAGAACCTAACATTTACAGGCGATGATTACATTAAAGATGCTACTCGTGAAGCTATCTATTTGGCACTAAAGGCTAAAGACTTTTCTGACGCTGTGGATGCGTAATGTTTGGCTTCAGTTCATTTGCTGCATTACCATTCTCATCAATACAGCAATACCTATCTAACGTCACGCCTGTCGTATGGGGTGCAACTGGTGGTCTAGGTAAGAAGAAAAAAGAAAAGGTACGTCAGTCAGCTAGAGCAGAGCTAAAGGAATATCTAGCAACAGTATTTGATGAGCCAATTGCAGCAGAATTAAAAGAAGAAGTAGCAGAATACATTAAGC